TTCTGGCCGTAGAGATTCATTACGTCTCACCCGAGGCGAAGGCACGGCGGGCGGAGGCGGAGGCGGAGTCCACCAGGTTACATGATGAGCTGGACAAGATCATGGCGCGGGTGTTGGACGCGAACCGGGCTAGGCTGGTATATGCCACGCTGGGCGGGTTCCTGAATGACAAGAAGATCGCTCAGTTTAGAGATCGTTTGATCGCAGAAGAGTTACTACCATAGGAGGTTCACGATGGACTGGGAACAATTGAGAGATCGGCGGGCCATGCTTGACCATGGCAGGTCTCTGGGATGGGGGCCAGAGGTCCAGCGGCAAGAGGCCGAGCTGGACGCTATAGAGCGCGAAATGCGCTGGTACGCCAGCCAAAGAGACAAGCTCATCGCCCTGGCCACGGACGGACGCGCCGCGATGAACGTTTGGACCGTAGAGTTGGACCGCTTCGGCGATCATGGCCAGCGCCTTCGCACATTCAAGGCCGAACTGCTACGCCGGGAGCTAGTGCCTCCCGAGGCGGCGCAGATCGAGACTCAGTATCACGACCCAGAGAAGGCCCGGCTTGCCCGTGAACGTTGGCAGGAATCACAGGCCCTTGACAAGGCCATGACCGCGATCTTGGACGCCGTTGGCCCTCAGAACAAGAGCGCAGCCCTGGCGGTCTACAATCGTCGGGAGGAGCCGCGATCCTGGGACCGCCTCAATTCGTGGTGCCGGGAGCTTGTGGATGAGCGGCTGTTGCCAGTCACGTGGCTGCCAGGTGCAAAGGGCGGCCTCATCCTGGAGCAGCTACGTCGGAAGATGCTAGGGGGGCGACTGGCGAACAAGATGGGTGCGGGACCGGAGCTAAACAAGTGAGAATCCAATACAAAGCGAAGGGGTCCACGGGGGTCGCCACGGCGCAAGCTGGCGGCGACGGGGATACCTTTGTCATTCGAGGCTACGCGAGTTTCTTCAATCAGCGTGACAGTTCGGGCGATGTGACGAAGCGTGGATGTTTCGCACATAACAGCGTGCCATTGCCCCTGCTCTGGGCCCACGAAACAAAGACGATGCCCTTGGGCGTGGTCACATTTCTAGGGGAGGATCGGGAGGGGTTGCTATTCGAGGCGCAGATCGCAGCCGATACCATGAACGGCTACGCGGCAAAGCGAGCCATTCAGTTGGGCGGGCTCTCTGGGGTCAGCTACGGCTATGCCGCGCCCGTCACGAAAAACGGCTATCTCGGGAGCGAGCGCGTCCGAGAACTGCATAAGGTAGACCTAGCGGAGTTGTCGCTGTGCGTATTCCCGATGCTTTGGACCGCCAGGGTCCGGTCCTGGGATACCAAGAGCATCGCGTCTATGGTCGCAGACCGGGTGATCCTGGCCAAACTGGAGCACCTGAAAGCGAAGGGGATCATGCCACACCCGCGCCACCAGATAGACGCTTGTGCCGCTCTGGGGCGAGAGATCGAGCGCATCGAATACAACGGCATGACCTGGGAGCAATGGGCGCAGAAGCAACTCGCAGAGATCGGCAAGATGCTCAGGGAGACGGGAGCCGTGGCAGAGTATAACCCCTCTGTTTCGTCTGCTTAGCAGAGGGGCCTCCTAGTTCGGGCTGGGGCGGTCTGGTCCACCGCCCCGCCCGCCTATCGCTAAGGTCAAGCGTAGTTATCACAAGGGAATAGGGGAATGGGCAAGCCTAGAGGGGAGAGAATCTGGATCTGCGACGATCTCGCTGCATACTTTCCCGGAGTCTGGGTAGAGATTCGAGACGCTAAAGACCCCGACTTCGGCGCTTTCTTTGATGCGACGACGGCGAGCCGCTGGCTAGAGGGCAAGCCAGGCGAGAAGTTGCGGTTGATTCTAAGCCGGTTGGTCGTGGACTGGAATCTCACCGATAGGGACGGCGTGCCGCTACCAAAGCCGTGGCAGAATCCTGATGTATTTGCGGAGCTATGGGCGCAAAGCGACGACCTTTGGCGATGGGTACGGGATGCCGCCCGGTATCCGTCGTATCGGGAGAATATGGAACGACGGCGCCGACAGAACTAACACCTTTTGTCAGCAACTCGCAACGATGCGAGAAAGGGATCAGAGATGCCTAGCCAGTACGAAATCAGCATCATAGTCAAGGCCGCTACCCAACAGGCCCAGCGAGAGCTAAAGGGCTTTGGCGGCTCCCTTGACCAATTGAAGAGCATCGCCAAGACCGCCATGTTCGCCATGGGCGGCTACGTGGGTATACAGACCCTTCGGACCCTGTCTGACCTAGCCGACATGGCCGCCGCCAATATGGAAGTAGCCGATTCCTTTGAGCGGCTGGCTGACAGGTACGGCGTTGATTCTATCAGAATAGTAGAAGCCCTTAAGCGGGCCTCCAAGGGTACTGTCTCCGAACAAGACCTCATCCTCCAGGCCAACAAGGCCCTTCGTTTGGGCGTAGCCACCACGGTAGAAGAGTTCGAGGACCTGATGAAGGTGGCCTACGTCCGGGCCAAAGAGTTCGGAATCTCTGTGGCCGATGCGTGGCAGTACATCGTCACCGGTATAGGCCGGGCTAGCCCTATGATTCTGGATAACATCGGCATCCTCATGGACGCCGAACGCACGTTCAAGGACTATGCCGATTCCATAGGCAAGACCTCGGATGAGCTGACTGTCTACGAGAAGAAAGAGGCCATCAGAAGCCGGATCCTCCAGGAAAGCGCAGGGGACCTCCGGGACTGGGCGCAGATGCAGGACACCGCCGCCGACAAGATCGCCCGAACCAACACCGAAGTAGACGAAGCCAAGCAGAAGATCGGCGAGTACGCAGCGGTGGTCAAGGGCGAGTTAGCCGTTGCCCTGGTAGAAGCGGCCGAAGCGGGCGGGCAAGCATACCTCATCTATCGGGGTATCGTGGAGGGCACCTACGCCGCTAGCCATGCGACTGAGGAATACCGGGGCTGGCTAGGCAGGGTTGCGCTGGCAACCGAAGAGTCAACGCAAATGCAGCGAGCCTACAACCAGGCTTTCCGAGATGCTATTGGACTGACCGATCAGCAAATCCAAAAGAACAAAGAGGCCAGCCTGGTAGCCCGAGACTGGGACATGAAGATGCAGGACGCGGCCAGGGATGCCAGGGAACTAGCGGCGTCACAGGATGATCTTAGCGAAGCCACCGACGATGCAGCCAAGGCCGCCGACAGGGCCAAGGACATCTGGCATGACTACGCTTCGGACGTAGCAGAGGAAAACTGGCAGCTTGCTCATCAACTGGAAGAGCTGGGGTTCCGCCAGGGCCAAGCCGCCGAGGACGCTGCCTTTGCCCTCTATGAGATCGAGCAGCGGGCGGCGGACCGTCGTACCGACCTGTGGGAGGCTTTCGAGTTACGGCGCGTCCACGATGTAAACCTGTACCAGATGCAGCTCCGCTGGATGACCCGAGACTTCCACGACGAAATGGTTGACGCCGAATGGGACTATCAGCAAGAGCGCAGGGATATGCTGGACAATGCGCCCTGGTACATCCGACAAGCCCTGGTTGCTGAGTTCGCCGAACGAAAGCGCATCGAGGCCAGCGGCGATAAAGCGGCACTCAGGGATTTCGACAAGGCCCTACAAAGGCGCATCGAGGTCATAGACCCTGTTTATGCCGAACTGCTGGAGAGACTACAGCAACGCTACGAGCACGAAAAGGACATAGAGCAACGCGAATACAAGCAAGGCAAGCGCCGGGAGGGCCAGCAATTCCGAGAGGACCAAAGGGACCGCAAAGCGCAGATGAGCCAGTCACTCCGAGAGCTGACGCGAGGGCTGGACCGTGAGTTGCGGGCGTGGGCTTTCCATGACCAACAGCGCCAGGAAAACGAACGCTGGGCGATGGACAACCTGATACAGGAACACAACCACCAGCTTGATACCATGTACTCCGACACGGAATACCGCCTATCCAGGTTGGACCCTCTTTACAAACACTACGGGTATACCAACTGGCTGCAATACGCCCAGGGCTGGAACGATGGGCAAGCGGACTACCCGCTGTCTCTGCCTAGCCCTGGCGGTATCCAGGGCGGCGTCAATCCCATCTTCACGGCTGGCGCTCAGGCTGGGGGGGTAAACGTAAGCATCGGCAACATCACCGTGGGGGCCGGGGCCACTCCGTCCAGCGCAAGGCAGGTGACTAACGCGGTCGCTTCGGACCTGGGCCAGAGGCTTTCGAGGCTGAGATGAGATTGCCCTGGGCAATGGCGATTATCACAAGACAAAGGCCGCTGTCACGCGGCCACGGAGGGGAACAATGAAGGACATACTTGCTTGCTCTGAGGAGCTGGCCAGGGGCGGATCCCTGCCCGATGAGTTGGTGCTGGAGAATATGGCCAGCATTGAGGAGCTAATCAAGGGGCTAAAGACCCTGGCGATGCTACTGGAGGCCAGGGCCGACGAACACGCTCTGGCTTGGCATAGCCCATTCACAGTCCGACTGACGAAGAAGTAAACCGCCAACGGAGGCGAGACAATGGCATACACCTTCGCCCTCACAGAGGGCACCCTTGCTGACATAGACCTTCACCTGAACGACCCCGGTTGGTCGCTCTTGGACAATACCCTGCGCCTGAACGACCCCGAGCCCTGGCGAATCTGGGGCGGTGTCTTGGAGAACAAACTGGTACGCGAGGAGCTGGACGCTAAGCGCATCATGCCCATGTCTCTGGCCCTGAGAGGTTCGACTACGGATGATCTCATCGACCGGGCCAACGCGCTCAGGGAACGGCTAGGTCATGCCGCCAGGTATCACAAAGAGGGCTGGGGTGATCCCGTTTATCTCACGGTGAAGCCCACAGATGCGACGTACCCCGTCCGGTTTCCAGTGCTCACCGGTGAGATCGACATGGGGCGACTCTACGCCCGGTGCAATGAGCCGAACAACACGGTTGATGAGGTGCCGGTCCTACTGTATTGCGGGGCGTATTGGGAGTCCACGGTAACTTACGATTTACAGAACCTTGTGGACAATCCGGGCTTTCATAGAGGCACCACCGCTCCAGGCGATAGCTGGACTGAGACGGACCCGAACGCCGTGCTGACCCTTTCTTGGGAGACGACCATCTATGAGGTTATGGGGCGTTCTGTCAAATGGGTAGTCGGCCACGACGCGGTTGCCGCCCCACGTATCACCAGCGACGCGATCGCCGTGACGGCAGATACCAACTATTACTATGAGGTTCGGGGCTACCATACCACGGGTTGCGACAAGATCACTGTTTGGATTTGGGACCTCGTGGGCGGGGCCATGATCGTGGGTAGCGACCTCTACTTCGACAACGAGGACAACGCCTGGGAGAAACTGGGCACCAGCTTCACGACCCCGGCAGGCTGCAACTCCATTGAGATAGCCATTCTACGCCAAGCCGCTGACAGCACCGCTGGCGACAAGACCTTCTACTGCGATGCCGTCTACCTGACCCCTGGCACCACAGCCCCAACGGGCTGGTGCTCTTCCCGGAACCTAGTCAACCACCTGGACAGTGGGGCCGATCACATCAACTACCTGTGCATTACTGAGATACCGGGGGAGGTAGAGGCGGAGGCTAAGATCACTATTGACATCGACTCCACGACGACCTATATGCGCTCCGCCTCACGCACCAAAGTCAGTCCGCATGACTTTATCTGGCAGCTAACCCCATGCGCCGCCTACACGACGGCGGAGGGAGGGGTCGGCGGAGCTTGTACGCCCGGCTTCACGTCTGCATCCGCCGTAGATAGCGACAAGATCGTAGACGCCACGTCTCCCAGCGGTAGCCGCATTGAAGTAGATTTTGTCACCGACCAGACGATGAGTACCCGGTGCTTCTGGGAGATCACCGATGACCTATTGAGTTATTACGGCCGATATGTCCTTTGGGTAGTCGCCAAGATGTCTGGCACTACGGATACCGCTACCATGCAGATTCAGGTATCGGATGAGGGAAGCGGAATCGGCCGCACACACTCAGTGGACATATCTGGCACATCCTGGATTTTGTACGACGGCTGGGAAGTGGTGAGCTTTCCGGTCGGTACACGAGATGATGACCTGTTTGGCACGGGCAATGAGATCGTGATCCGCCTTCTTGCCAGCACCGACGGGACGCCGACTGACTCGCTCTATATCGCCAGTGCATTTCTGGTGACAGTCGATGAACATAGCTGGATTGGGGGGAGTGGAAATCCCTTTGGGGCCACGGCAGACATGATCGCTAAGGATATGGACGGCGACAGGGGATTCTTTGCCCACAGCGCAGTTACTGATACCTACTGGCCCAACCAGGGGATGATCGGCTCGATGACACTGTTCTCACCAGGGGATGAGAATTACATCTATTTCCTGGGCACCGGCGACAGCGATGTATACACCCTTACGGATGGGTACGTCGTTTCCGTCGAATATCGCCCTCGGGGCATCTTCTTGAGGGGCAGCAACCCATGACCTGGAGCCTAAGGACCCTTGTCTATGATGCTCAGGCACCTTGGCAGGATATCACCGATGTAGCCAGGGGCCTCTTGCTGCGTTCCGCCCTACAGGGTGGCCTTCAGTCTATCGAATTCGAGATAGCCGACGACTGGCAGGACTCCTACCGCTGGGCCATCGACCACATCGGAAGCAAGGTCTACGTTTTTGATAACGCTGTCAACCCGCCCGTGGCAGAGGGCCGCATACTGGATTGCAGCATCACTGAACAAGGCAATACGATTACCGCCTTCGGTCCCTGGCTGGCCTACTGCTACAACCAGGTCTACAACAATACATCCGACTGGTATTCCTCAGGCCAAACCGGGGCGCAGGTAGACGACATCCTCACCGACGAATGCCCCGAGGTCAGCACCAACCAGGACAACACCGACGAACCGGCGACAAACAACTTCCCGTGGCAGCCCTCCGGCAACAGGTATCCCGGCGACCTCATAGAGCAACTTGCGGCCCTCTCCGATTCCAGCAACAACGCCTGGTACTTCTGGCTCAGGTCCGCGCCGTTGTCTGGTATGACTCCCAACGATCCCATCCCCTACTTCAAGGCCGAAACGAGCATTACTCAGGTCTATCAGTGTTGGCGAGAGGATATGCAGCCAGGGGGCCTGGAGTTGATGCCCTCGCTCAGGGACCTGGCTAACGATGTTCGGGTCATGTACCGCAACTCCGCCGGGCGCCAGAGGCAAACGGCAAGCACCACGGACGCCGATAGCATCAGCCGCTATTGGCGAAAGGAACGGTACGACTTCGATCTGGGCCTGGCAACGGCTACCGCTGCCAATCAGTACAGGAATCTCTTGCTGGCCCGCTACAAAGACATTGTTCAATCCGCTTCATTCACCGTCAACACCTGGGCCTACGACCAATATGGCGGCAAATGGCCGCTGTGGAGGGTGATTGCCGACTTTCCGGTAAAGTGGACCGTCAACGACCTGATACCCGATTCTACCGTTCTAGGGCATACCCTGGATGACAAGAGAACATTTATCACCCTAGCGGCTGAGTACGACTATGACACCAACAGTTTGCGGATAGTACCGGACACGCAAGATACCCGAGCAGATGCGCTGTTGGCGAGACATAGGGCGCTCCAATAAGGTACGCCTTGGGGTTCTGCATCCCCTTCCGAGCCGTCCGGTGAGAGCCGGGCGGCTTCTCTTTGTTTGTGAACCTATTGACGCCAGGGGGCTTGACAGGATATGATTATTCCTGTATACTAGTGCTGTAGCATATACGGAACCACGGCGCTAATAGCACTCTTGGCAGGTTGTGATAATCCGACTTGAACCAAGCAAGGGAGGGGACGATGGGCAAGGGACTAGTCACGACGGAGCGCACAATTGTTCAGCGTACAGAACGGAGTATGGCAGCGATTAGGGCCTTGCTCCGGTCCGACCCGCGTCTGAGGTCTTACAATACCAGGCGCGGCTATGAGCACGACCTGGAGAAGTTTCTGCGCTGGCGGCAAGGCAATCCAATGGCCACTAAGCTAGACGTTGAAAGCTATGCCAGCCGCTTGCTGGAGCAAGGGCAGTCGCCCAACACAGTCAACCGCTCCCTGGCGGCGATCCGCTGGCTGGCGCGTAAGATGTCCGACTTGGCTTTCGAGGATGAGACTATGGACCGGGAGCAACGCGAGTTCTGGATGCGCCACGGCGACCGCGTGGCCCGGAAGGTCCGCAACGTCCGGGGCCAGCGTGGTCAACGCGGCCGGGACATATCCGAGGGCGAGTTCAGGGCCTTGCTGAAAGTGTGTATGGCCGATGACTCACCGGCGGGCCTCCGGGATGCTGCTATGCTGGCCGTGGCTTGGCAGACTGGCTTGCGCCGGTCTGAGTTGGGCTGGATTCCTGCCAAGCGTACTAGGCACGGCAAGCGACGTGAGCGGGGCTTGCTCTTGGAAGACTACCGACCCTCGGGCAACGGCTCCGCCGATCTGCAGATACGGAGCGCCAAGGGTGACAAGGACCGCATGGTCCCTTTGCGGAATGGAGCCGTGGCTTACATCAAGGAATGGCTGGAGCTGAGGGGAAGCGAACCTGGCCCACTCTTCTGCGCTATCCGCAAAGACGGCACCTTGCTACATGGCCAGGGATTGAGTGGGGAGGCCCTGGCTCAGATTCTAGCCAAGCGCATCGAGGTCGCCGGGATTAGCGAACATATGACCTGGCACGACTTTCGGAGGACGTGCGCCACGCAAGAGATCCCCAAACAATCCGTGACGGTGGTTCAGAAGCTCTTGGGCCACGAAAGCGCCAGCACGACGCTGGCCTATGATCGGAGCGACTATAATGCCGTTTGCGAGTTGTCCAGGGAGCGCCACGTACCCTACATTCGCCAGGCGGCGGCGGTCTAAGGGTTCTGTTAGTGCAACAGACATATAGCAGCTATGGAGACGTAGCACAGGGGGGAGCGTGAGAGCTATAGCGGTTGTCAATCAGAAAGGCGGTTCTGGCAAGACCACCACGGCGGCGGGGCTGGCATCGGCTCTCAGGGCCAGGGGCCGCTTCGTGGCTTTGCTGGACACTGACCCGCAAGGATGCCTCGGGCTTCTGAGCGCCGGGGTTCAACAGGTGCCAGCAGATGAGCTAAGGGAGACGCTGAGGACATTGGCTGGACAAGACTACGTGGTGATCGACACGCCTCCAGCGTTGGGGCCAGCGGTTCGCATCGCCAGCGACGTAGCCCACGGCTTGCTGATTCCTACCAGGGCCAGCTACATAGATTTGAGGGGCCTGGGCAACCTCTTGGGCATAGTGGATGCCAGCAAGATCATCGGCCTGATTATCACGGCCTGGAGAGGCCACGTCTCGCATCACCGGCGCGTCTTGGAGCGACTGGAAGGCCTGGGCTATCCGATCCTGGCCCGGATCCCGTTTTCTGTGGCCGTCGCCGATGCGGGACTGGAGGGCCGGGCGGTGATCGACTACGGGCCAGCTCGGGCTAGAGGCATAGCATCCGAGTTCAATAGACTGACGGAGGAAATCGAGAGATGGGCACGAAAGACAAGCTACTAAATGAGGCCCTGACTGGCGGGCTTTCCGATGAGGCTCCTAGCAAGGGGAAGAAAGCCCCAAGCAAGGGATATACGATGAGCATATACATCGGACCGACCCGCAAGTCCAGGATTGAACGCCTACAGCAAGAGTGGGGCTTGAACGCCTCTGAGACGGTCCGCCTGTTGATCGACCATGCGCTTGCTGAGGTCGAAAGGGGCCGGCTAAAGCCGAAAATGGAGGCGGTGACGAAAGCACAGGCGCCAGCGCCATGATTCGGTTCGCTGTAGTCGTTTCTACGCGGCGCTAGGGCGCATCGCATATCAGGATATAGGTTGCCTGGCAGCTCGCAGGGCGCGGTTGCTGGGGGCCGCTCGGAAGGATTGGGGGTGATTTCTGTGGGGGGCGAGGCCCCTACAAAGGTCAGAGTCAAGGCCGTAGCCAGGACGTGCCGCGATTGCCCTATTCGCGACCGTGCCAGGGCGTTCGGGCTATGCTCACTCTGTTGCTCTGTGGTAACGGATCGGGAGGGCGTCTTGTGGATTGCCTTGACGCCGTTGGATGGGAACGGCCATTGGCAGACCCTAGACGCGGGGCGGCTGACGCCGATCCCGAGGCTACTGGCGACGGGATAGCTACCGATAACATCAGTTGAACATAGGGGAAGGGGGTGATCGCCATAGCGACTGAGCAAGAGAATGGCCCGGAGCCGTGCCTAACAGCGATCCGGGCCAATGCCACCACCTGAGCGGCGGCGTTGTCATTGTAGCACCGTCGCCGCTCCCACACAAGGGAGGGTGAAATGTACGACCCTGTAGACGATCCCGAAGGCTACGATCCAAAGGAGCTCCTACGGGCTATCAACCGGGTAGCCGACACGTTCTCAGGCATCCGGCTACCGCTGGCCGATGCCATTGATGATTTCCTGGCCGAGATGCCCGACGCAGAGCGGAACCCACTCACGCCGCTGCTACGCGAAAAGGGGCGGCAACTGCGACTCATCGGGCCGACGCAAGACTTGACTAACTTCTTTCCAGTAGCATAGGGGAACCAACGAGGGGCTGGGGGCGACTCTGGCCCCTCTTCTGTTTCCTGGAAGGTTCGCCCCACAGGGGCGGGGGGTTGGTCAAATACCACCAAATGTCAACATTTATCAACAAACGCGCCCCACGCGGGCGGGCGAGATGCTGGCCGGGCTTGAGTTGCCCGGCAGGGGCGGCGGCGATACGACACCGAGTTGCACGCCGCAACTCGCCGATATGGGTATCGAGAAAACGCAGTCTCATCGCTGGCAGCTAGAGGCGATAAGCGCCGAACCATCTTATGTAAATAAGAACATTTGAGCGTAAGAATGGGGGCGCGGGGTTGCATCGCCAGGCTTGATCGCTTATAATCCCCGCGAAACTGGCCCTCAGTGGGCCTGGAGACAACGAAGGGCAGATTGCCCGGCTACGCCAGAGGGAGGCGGACGCTGGGCTTTCGTGCGTTATGGGGCCGTGAACAATTGTTCGCGGTTGTCAATACACTAGGGATAGTGTTGGGGTTTGACACGGGGTACTACATAGGGTAAAGTAGACTCAGAAGAGTAGCCCATCAAGGCAAGAAAAAGCCCCACGGCTAGGCGGGCCTGGGGCGGCGGCTCCAGTTGGGACCAACAACGGGAGCAATCTCATTATATCACACCAGGTCAAGGGGCCGCAACCAAACCGCCAGGAGCGGCCTTGTTATTGCAGAGCAAGAGTACAGAAAAGGGAAGCCCCGCTGTGACTAGCAGCGGGGCCAACACAAGCGGGAAGCGGATCCTATCCTCCCTAGCTTCTAGGTATACCACATACCGGATGAGCTGTCAAGAGGACCAGGGCCGCGCCGCCAATGAGGGCGGGCGTGGATCACATAGCTGATATTGCAGCGGCGCAAGAGTCATTCATCCGTGAACTAGCTTCACAGGGCAACGCGGAGCGATCCAAGCTGCGAGAATACGCACAGCGCAACCCCGCGATCGCACCGATAGTAGACCGTGCCCTGGCCACGACTCCAGCCCCAAAAACCGCCCACGTAGAGCCAAAGCGACCCGACAACGGCGCGATCATGTCGCATCCCGGCCTCGGGGCGCTGGCCTCTCGGACCGGCCACCTCCAAGGTTTCCGAGTATGGGCTATCGGTAGAGCCGCCTCCGATGGGCGCGGCTGGATCACGCGCCGCGCTTTGGGAAGGGTTGCCCTCCGCTATGGCATCAGCTCAGAGATGGTCCGTCGGGGCCTCCAGGACGGCGCAGAGACGTTCTTTGCCAGGCACAAAGGGCGCATATACCTAGCTGCACCCGACAAGGCTTACGTCGCGCTGTACGACGGCCACGGCCTCCCCACGCTAGGAACGTACCGCGTGGCCATAGAAGCGGCCGCGTGGCGATCTCTTCCAAAGCTCCGCCGGGCGCTCTTCGTCGGAAGCCTGGCCAACGAGGTCACAGGCTCGCAAGAGACGCTGGCGACTCAATGGGGCGTCTCACTAGCACAGATCACGCGCTGGACCTATAGGCGAAAGGACGTCCAGCGACAAACAAACTTCGAGGTTGCCACGGGCAAGGTTCCCGATCATTGGAAGGGCCGCAACTACTGGGAGCCACGTTCGGGGCTATTCGTCAGACGCTTGCCGAACACGTATAGAGCAACGGCGCTAGAGGTGAAGGTACGGGGAACGCGACTCAGGAAGCAGAACAAAGCGATCCGGGGGGCTGTGGGTAGAGGTGCTCGGATCTTCGGGACGGGCGAACAACGGCTCGGCCTCTCGGATCGTATCTTCTTCCCAACTGTGGCCGCCGCTGTACGCGCCAAACGACGCCGGGGGCTCTCACCGGGGGCGGTCATCGCAGAGGTGGACAAGGTGCTGGAAACACTGGCCAGACAACACATCTTTGGCCGTTCCGCACGTCTCTGGCAGGGGGCTTGTGCGTGAAAACCCCTACGTTTTGTCATGCTATAGCGGGTTCGGGTTCTAGGTTCTTACCGGGAGGGGCCCCGTGGTGAAGATCAACGACGTAGCAGACAGGGCGCTATTGTCCAGTGACGCTCTACCTCCGAGGGTATTGGTCATCGAGGCCAAAGCTCACAGCTCTATTCGGGACATAGCAAAGGCGGCGGCGTCGGTTGCGGAGGAGTGCCGACGGCTGCGCTGGGAAGGGTACGATCTGCGCCACGTCTCTTGCAAGGCAATCATGCTTAGGAACGATAGCGACTATGCCGAACCAGGACCCCACAGGCCAGAGCACGTCTTGCGAACCAAACGGCGGTAGCCTTGGGAATGAGCCGATCGGTCAACAATATGGGCGACCAAAGCAATCAACAACCCCCAAAACTGAAAGCAGCCGAGCGCCAGCGGAGGGCATTAGAGCTACGGGCGCTGGGCTTGTCGTATGATCGCATCGCCTCCGAGCTGGGCTATCGCGGCCGGTCGGGAGCCTGGCGGTCGGTTCAGAGCGCCTTGGCGAAAGTGAGGGCAGAGGGCGTCACGGAGTTGCGGACTCTGGAATCTGAGCGCCTAGACCAACTGTTATCGGCTTGCTGGAAAAAGGCCGTGAGTGGCGATCCCAAGTCCATCAACGCAGCCTTGCGGGTTTGCGAACGTAGGGCGCGGTTGATGGGCTTGGACGCGCCAACGCGATATGAGATCGCCCAGCTCCTCCAGACGGAGGACTGGCGGCGGGTAAAAGAGACAATCACGAAGGCGCTGGAGCCCTGGCCCGAGGCATCGAGGGCGGTCGCGGCGGCGCTAATGGAGGTAGACGGTGACAACTGAACTAGCAAAAGACTTGGCGGCGTCCCTGGATTCTGAAACATTCCTTAAGGTCTATTGGCCCGACGATCCCGACGCGCCAGAGCCGGGAACACCGGGCGTGATATTCCTACAATGGCCAGAGTCCCTGATAATCAAGGTGGGCGATGACCGGGATAGCGAGTGACCTGGCGCGGGCCCTGGATCCGGGGGGGGATTTCGTGGCTCAGTGGGTTGACGCCCAATGGACCGCCCTCTTGGACGATCCCGAAAGTTGGGCCGACGCCGTGGGCTCGGACAAGGTTCTCGAGGAAGGGGCGGTCGTGCTATACCAGGCCGCCAGAGAACAAGCCGACGAAGAGCTGGCCGGGGTTCTGGATCGGGTACTGGACCGCTGGAGGGCGCGGCTTGCGAAGGAAACAGAGAAGCACCGGGCGCACATTGAGGGCGTCCGAGAGCTGGAGCGCCAGAGGACCGGACGGGCGACATTTGCCGGGCGTCCTGAGTCATACCCGATGCAAAGACTCGGCGGCTTGCTGGCCAGGTTTGGGGAGGCCAGGGTGCCGTCGGCTGGTTCAAGGCACATTATCACTAGCGACTACAGCGGCGTAGCTTGATGCGATTATTGGAGGGTAACGATGACCGTGGGCCCGTTTGGGGATGAGACAATCGGCGGATTCACAGATCCGCCAGCATTGGACGGCTGCGACGATTTCTGGCCGGGAAAGCCGGGACCGGAGCCGTGCGAGCGGTGCGGGCGGGTACACCGGCTGCGTCCGAGCGGTTGGTACATCGGCCAGGGGTTCCGGTGCGGACTGGGAAGGCGACCGCCTACCTTGGGGAACCAATGATGAGCGCACATTCTGAGTTCGCCGGGTTCCCCTGGTTCGGCCCTGGAGAGCTGGCCGAACAAGAAGACAGGAATAGGGAGCGGGTGGCTTGGTATGAGGGCCGGCGGGACGTGCTACTGGCCCTGGCCTCCGATGCAGACAAGGCGCAAGAGCTTTGGGAGAGGCACTGTCCCGGCGGCGATCCCGAGGCCCGCCTGGAGCGGTTTCGACGGCTATTGCTGGGCGCTGGTTTGGTGCACCGGGACGCTGTTCTGGCCGTAGAGATTCATTACGTCTCACCCGAGGCGAAGGCACGGCGGG